CAGGTCGCCCGTCTGCTTGAACAACCGGCCATTCCAGCGCAGCGCGATGTTGTCAGCGATGGAACGGCCAGTGGCCTTGTCGTCGATGCGCTCGGCGCGCTCCTTGGCGTTCTGCATCACCACCTGGGCGGCTTTGCGCAACGCGGCCCGACCACCCTTGCGGCGAACGTCGTAGCTCACGGAGTCCAGCTTACCCAGCAGGCTTTCCAGTCCGGTGATGCTGAACTCGACGCCGTCAGCCATCCTTCACCCCCTTCTCGACCAAGATCGTCAGGTAGTCCAGGCCGGACTTGTCGTCGGCCAGAGGTGGCCCGACGATGCTGTACACATCGCCCCGGTAGAGGATGCGCATGGTTGGAAGCACACCAGGGCGGTACCGGATCACCATCCTGCCGGTGGCCTGCGCCTGGCCGGCCTGGGCCGCGATGAAATCTCGCGCCGAAAGATCCTCGACGCGCGCCGGGCACTTTGGCCATCGGGTTACCCATTCAGGCTCACCGAATTCCAAAGTCTCCGGATCGCGTACCGGCACCAGCTCCTGGATATCGATCCGGTGCCGGAGCTTTCCAGCCTGCATCACACACCCATCCGGATGCGGTATGGCATCAGCAGATGTTGCGAGGCCAGCGGCAACTCGGTGGCAATGGTGCCGGTCACCACGTCCTCGCGGTTGGCGAACAGGTGACCCAGCTTGAGCAAGCAAGCCGCCTGGATAGAAGGATTCAGCACCATGCCGTAGGCGATGGCGTCGGCCTGGTCGTAGGCTTCGGCCAGCGCCTGGCGGGCATGCTCGAGCAGGCGACAGCGCAGCGAGTGGTCCTGCTCTGTCTCAGCCGCAGCGATTGCTGCAGCGTTCGCTTCCTTGGCCTGCTGCAGGGCAGCCGACACGCCAGCACGGGCACCGTCGAGCGTCACCTGGTCCAGGTAGAAGCGGCGGTTGAGGAACTGCATTGCCGCCTCCTCCGCCGCATCAAGCTGCGCCTGGACCAGCACCTGGTCGTCAGGTTCGGCCAGCAGGTGGTGCATGGCCAGGTCGATGGCAATCACAGACATGGATTACTCCTGCGCAGGCGGCTTAGCCTCGGCAACCAAACGATCCAGTTCCTTCTGGGCATCAGCCTTGTTGCCTACGAAGTCGCCGACCTGCTTATCGTCCTCGCCGGTGATGATCCACTTGCCATGGCCTTCCTGCTTGAGGTTGAGAACACGAACTGCGGCAGGCGGCAGTGGGGCTTTCTGATCTTTGTTGTCCGGATCGGGAGCCTTCTTGTTTTCCGGCGCTGGAGCACTCTTCTCGCGGTAGTCCTTGATCAGTCCGTTGCGCAGCAAATCGCGAGCACGCAACTCGTCGACGGTGATCTCCCGATCACGCTTGACGTAGGTGCTGCCGTTGATAAAACCCTTGGTCGTGGTGACTTTGATATCTGGCATGTGCGGTCACGCCCGGCTTCCCGGGCGCGCTCCTGAGCTGGTTACGGGGTGGCTTCGAATTCGCCGTGTACGAACGACTCGGGGCGGTACACCGCCAGCGCCAGACGCTCCTCGGCGCGGATGGTGACCATGTTGGTGCGGAAGTTGTCGCCGTCCTCGGTGGAGACCTCGACGGCGGCTTCCTCGCGGTCGAACACCTGAGCCGCGATGTTCATCGCGCCGACCAGGAACTCACCTTCCGGTACCGCGTTGCTGTCCACAACAGGCAGCTTCCACAGACGCTGGACGCCGCCTTCTTGGACGTTCACCCAGATGTAGGAGCCGTTGGCGTCCTTGGTCAGCTCGATATCGGCCCAGTCCACCGGATTCAGGGCGATTGCCGAGGCGCGATACTCGGCGATACGGACCTGCAGAATGGCGCGGCGCAGAGTATCGATCTTGGTGTCGCCGGTTTTGCGCAGGGCGTTGTTGAAGGCGGTGGCCTGCGGGATCAGGCCCAGGAGGTTCTGCCCGGTACCGTCGCCGGCCAGCAACTGCTCTTCTTCCTTGTACTTCAGGCCGTAGATCGCGCGGCCATTGATGTAGCTCTGCAGGAGCGGAATGTCCGACAGCACTTGCTTGGAAGCGCGGAACCAGTGGGCAATGGTGATGACGTTGGTGGTCTTCAGGCCGAAGGACAGATCGGACTGAGCCTTCGCAGCGCCCTCACCCGCCTGGGGCGCGGCCATGTTCTGGAAGCCGGTTTCCTGCACGAACTCGACCGCGTTTGAGCCGGTACGACCAGGCATGATCAGGTCGCGAATGGTGAACTCACGCTCGGGGCCCACCACAATGCCGGGCACGCGAGTCGGCTGGATGGCCACGCCGACGCCACCGGTGCCGGTGGTAGCGCTGGTGATGTTGGTCACGGCCTTCCGGCCAACACGAACGATGCCGCGACCGCGAGTTTGCAGCGACTTGAAGTCGTCGCAATCGGTCAGCTCCTCGCCAGCCGACTTGAAGTCGACCGGGTCATTGGCGGCGAAGCAGCGGGCCATCTTCTGCTCGATCTCCTGCAGGCGGTCCTGCAGGCCCAGACCGTCCTTCACCAGGCCATCCAAAATGGTCTTGGTCTCGGCCAGGATGGTGCCGTGCTCTTTGATCTCAGTGGCCGCCTTGGCGGCGAACGCCTTGATCTCTTGATCGCGCTCGTCGAGCAGGTCGTTTACCGCTTTCAGCTGGAGCTTGTCGTCGGCATGCTCCTTGCGCTGAAACTGGCGTTGTTCAGAGCGAGCTTGGTTGCTCATGGCGTTATGCATGATGAATCCTCAAAGCGATGGGAGAGAAAGTGCCGGGCGCGATTTCAACGCCTCGACGATTTCGATTGCTGCCAGGTCGCCCTCGGACTCGCTCCGGAGCAGGTGCTGCAGCCCGCGGTTGGCAATCACCGCAGACTGAGTTTTCGAGAAGCCTGCCTCGCGCAGGAGCAACTCAAATTCAGGCATCGAAGGCAGGCCGCCGTGGGCCAGCTTCGACTTGATAGTGTCGGTTCGTGCTGCGTCGTTGGCCGGCACGGTGACGATGGATATCTCGATCAGATCGAGCTTCGTCAGGGTTCGGATACCGGTCTTTTGATCGAAGCTCGACTCCCGGATGTAGTAGCCGATTGATAAGCCAGTGATCGATCGAGTTTGAATACCGCGGTAGGCGATGCGCGCATATGGGGCATCCGGCAGCCAAAGTTCTCCGTCGCCGAAAAGGCCGTGATCATCTTCCTTGAGGCTTTCAATGTCCCAACTGCCAATCGGCTCTCGGGTCATGTGCTGCCATAGCACAGGAAAGGTACGACCCTTGGCCTTAGCATCTTCGATGGACTCAAGGAATGCGCCCGGAGCAACAACTTCCTTGTAGCTGTCGACCACGCCGAACACCGAGCCGTAGCCAGAAAAAAGGCCGTCTTCACCGACAGCCTTCACGTCATAGTCAAAAGAGCGGTACTTGACCGCCGCAGCTCGGTCCTTGTGACCCGCCTTGGCGCCGGGCGCAGACCACCAGCTGCTGGGTGCAGTTTTCATTCAGATTTACCTCTTGGCTGGTCGTTGAGCCAGTCGAGCAGCGCCGACTTGGCCTGGTTGGCGCCGCCGGGGTCTTCTCCCAGCTTGTCGATCGGCAGCATGTTGGATTGCACGGTGAGCTTCGCGGCGTTCCCACCCTGAGGAGGCAGGTTCTCTTTGCGGCGGCAGTCGTCCCGGCTGTAGATCCCGTTCTGCGTCATCGAGCTGTAGAAGGCCGCCCGAGCCGCGCTGTCCATGCGAAGAAGCCCTTCCGGGTTGAACTTCACGTAGAAGCGCCGACGCTCGTCTGGGCGCAGCAGGCGCCGGTTTGCACACATCTCGATGCGCTTGATCCAGGGCAGCAGGGTGAAGGACAGGAAGCCAATCATCTGCTGTTCCATGCCGGTGCCCCAGCTGGTGGAGTTTTGCGTGTGCCCGACCATCCACGGCGGCACCCGGAACCAGCGGCAGATTTCCTCGACATTGAAGGCCCTGGTCTGCAGCATCTGGGCATCTTCAGGCGTCATGGAGACCTGCTGGTACTTCATACCCGCCTCAAGCACCATCGTTTTGCCGTGGTTCGTCGCTCCGGAGAACTGCTTGATCATGTCCTCGCGGATGTCCTTCCGCTGGTCCGGCTTGAGGATCTGGTCCGTGGACAGGACGCCGCCCAGCTTCATGCCGTTGGCGAACATCTTGGCCGCCGACTCATCAGCTGCCATTGCCGAGCCCAGTACTTGCCGCCCGTATGCAAGGGGCGAGAGACCGCACAGCGGGTCCACACCGAAGGCACGCACATGCACCATATGATCCTCGGTCAGCGTGTGGGGCTTGCCGGAGTTGTCGGTGTAGCGGTACTCGATAGAACCGTCCGCCAGGCGCCGCGGTGGCGACATGTTCTGCGGCAGTAGAAATTCCAGGCTAGTCAGCGACCGGCCGCTCTGGTGGGGTTCGCAGAATGCGTTCCCTTGCAGGAGCAGGCTGGCCATGACGTTTTCCCAGAATTCCACCGGGGTTTGGTCAGCATTCGGCTGCTGGCTGATCACGAAGTTGACAGGGTGCGAGCTGGCCACCACTGGCGCGCCGTTCTTGTCCTCGTACAAGGCGATCGGCAGAGTCGCGATGGTTTCGGCGATCAGGCGCACGCAAGCCCACACAGTCGAAAGCTGGAGAGCCGTTTGCTGGCTGACCACCTTCCCGGATGCCGAGTCGGTGCCGTAGAAGGTGTTCCAGAAGGCGGAGTCGGTGAGGCCGATCTTGCGCCCCGCCCAGCCCGCCAGGCTCGATGCCACTCCCGGCTCGGCCGACTTCACCAGGGCCTGGCCGAGGATCTGAGTGAGTGATTTAGCCACCGATCAGCCCCTTGCGAATGAAACCCGCGGCGACCAGAAGCGAGCCGGCCGCAGCCAGCAGCGCGTAACCCAGGCCGGCCAGCACGTATACGCCAGCGACGCCCAGCAGCAAGCCGCCGGCAGCAAGCACCAGAAAGATGATCAGGCCAGTTTTCATAGGTTGTCCCATTAGCCAACCACGATAGGGTTGGCGAAAAAGTTGTCGAAGCCGCCAGAGCCTTCGGCAGCCAGGCGCAGAACCGATCCAACAGCCATGATCATTGCCACGGCGCCGTCGATCTTGTTGTCTTCGCCCTGCTTGATTGGTCGCACCACGTCATCGTTACCCGGCAGGTTCTTGCCGATGACGTTGCCGATACACCAGGTCATGATCGGATTGCCGTCGTGATGGAAGCGGCCCGCCTCAATGGCTGCCTCCAGCTCCTTCATGCCGTCGGACATGTTGGTGTAGTTCTGGGTAATGGTGATTGGATTGAACCCCTCGTCGTCCAGCTCATGGCTAAGGCCCGTAGCGCCGTGCGGGTCGATCGGGCTCTCCCTGATCGGTGCCAGCTTGTTGGCTTCCTTCGTGTCCTCGAGGATTTCGCGGTAATCGACCTCGGCGCCTGGCGTGGCCGTCAGGTGCCCGGTGTTGACCCAGGCTTGGAAGCGCTCGGTCATGCGCTTGTTGTCCACGTCGTTTGCAGTGTCTTCCGGTACCCAGAACGCAGGCGCCACGCTGTAGTAGTGGATCTTCCCGTCGATCTCCCGCCAGAACAGCCTGGCCCTGGAGTTCATGTCGAGCTTTCGCGCCAAGTCGAATCCAGCAATCCACTCCTGACCCTCGAACTGGTCGAGGCTGAGCGTCTTGTCCTCGCACGCCTTCCAGCTCTCCATGTTGAAGAAGCCAGACTTCGCGCTCACCCAAAGGTTGAGGTGCTTGGTCTTGAAGGTGTTGGTGAACCTGGCGGAGCGAATCGCCCGAGCCAGCTGACTCTCCAGATACTCTTGGAATACCGACACCCCCATGCAGGGGTTGGCCTTGGCCAAGTTCTTTGGATCGGTCCAGTCGTCGCCTTCGTCCAGCGTCCAGATGTAGCCGAACAGTTCGTCGTCGGGCACCGTGCCGTTGAGCATCTCGATGACCTGACGTCGCTTGTCGTAGCACGGCCCCTCGATGTTCGCTCCGGCAGTGGTGATGATGAACATCAGCGGCTGTCGGCGTGCACCCATGCCGGTGAGCATCGTGTCGTACTGGGCCGCGCTGTCGTGCTCGTGGAATTCGTCGATGATCGCGCAGGAAGGCGATGCACCATCGCCAGGGTTGCCGATCAGCGGTTCGAAGCGGCTGCCGTTGGACGGTATGTTCAGATTCGAGGCGTTGACCTCAATGCCTGCCGCCTCGATCAGCATCGGAGACCGGCTGATCATCAGCCGCGCCGGGCGGAACACCTCCCACGCCTGCTTCTCGGTGGTAGCGCCCGAGTAGACCTCGGCGCCGAACTCGTTGTCTGCAGTGAACATGCTGATGCCAACACCAGCGGCGATCACCGACTTACCGTTCTTACGCGGCACCTCCCAGTAGCTTTCGCGGAAGCGCCGATATCCGCCCTTCTTCCGGACCCACCCGAAGGTGCAGGCCAGG